ACACCAGACGTGATAGATAGAAATGAGCTAGTAGGACAAATTTACCTACAACCAACTAAAACAGCTGAATTCATTATATTAGATTTCAACGTGTTACCAACTGGAGCTACATTTCCTGAATAAAAATTAGAAAATAGAATATTTATAATAAAATAAACAACAATGGCAGTATTAGACCCGAACGAAATATTTTATACAGCTTTTGAGCCAAAGCAACAGAATAGGTTTATCTTATATGTTGACGGAATACCATCATACCAAATTAAGGGGATGGGAGCTGTTTCACTTACTCAAGGTACAGTTCAATTGAACCACATTAACGTTGCAAGATATGTTAAAGGTAAAACACTTTGGAATACAATATCAATGACTTTATTTGATCCAATTACACCAAGTGGTGCTCAAGCATGTATGGAATGGGTTAGATTACATCACGAATCAGTAACAGGTAGAGATGGTTATAGTGATTTTTATAAAAAAGACTTAACATTAAACATCCTAGGACCTGTAGGTGATATCGTTTCAGAATGGATTATCAAAGGAGCTTTAATTACAGAAGCTAACTTTGGAGATTATAGCTGGGATAATGAAAATGCTGCCCAAGAAATATCTTTAACAGTACAACCAGATTATTGTATATTAAATTTCTAAAATATTTACCCCTCCTTTTATTAAAAATAGCTTGGCTTCGGTCAAGCTTTTTTTTATATTGTATATGTATAATAAACGTTATTAACTAAATAAAGTATATGAGCGAATACAAATTCCCGACCGAAGAGGTAGAATTGCCATCTAAAGGTCTAATCTATGACAAAGAAAATCCATTATCTAGTGGTAAAGTTGAAATAAAATATATGACAGCTAAGGAAGAAGATATTCTTTCTAATCAATCTTATATTCAAAAAGGCACAGTACTTGATAAATTACTAAGATCTGTTGTTGTTAATAAAGATATTAATATAGATGATCTTATTGTAGGTGATAAAAATGCATTATTAATTGCTACTCGTATTTTAGGTTATGGTAAAGAATATGAAGTAACTCTTAATGGTATGAATTATACCTTAGATATTTCTACATTAGAAAATAAAGAAATTGATGATACTGAGTATGAGGCAGGTAAAAATGAATTTACTTTTACAACTCCTTCTACAGGTACAATATTAACATATCAATTAGCTACAGGTAGAGTTGAAAAACAAATTGAAAGAGAAATAGCTGGACTTAAAAAATTAAAAAAAGAAAATACAGCTGATTTAACTACAAGATTAAAATATCTTATTACATCAGTAGATGGAAGTTCAGAAAAAAAAGATATTAGAGATTTTATAGATAATAAATTTTTAGCAAGAGACTCTAGGGCGTTTAGAGAACATGTAAGTAGCACACAACCAGATGTAAATTTATCCTATATTTTGGATAATGGGGAGGAGGTAAGTGTGCCCATAGGGCTTAACTTTTTTTGGCCTGACTATAGATAATGCCCCTCAGATTAGAATAAATTTATTTTCTACTATTCATCAAATGATATTCCACGGAAAAGGTGGATATGATTTTAATACTATTTATAATATGCCTATTTGGCTAAGAAAATTTACTTGGTCAGAAATAGATAAACATTATAAAGAAGAATCCAAAGCATACGAAGATGCTAAAAAAGGTAATAAGTCTGGGAATACAAAAACCCTAGTTAGTTCTGATGGTAAAGTAAATACTCCTGAATTTATGAAAGCATCTAAAGATTTCAAGGGTAAAAGTAGTTATAAATAATAATATTTATAATAAAATACCTGCATGGCAAGTAAACAAGAACAAGAGGCTAAATCCTTAAAAGCGATAATAGAAGAACAAAATAAGCTTCTTAGGGAACAAATCAAAATAGATAAAGAACGTTTATCTACTGATAGAGACATTACCTCAGAACAGCAGGATATTTCTAATGTTCTTAAAGATCAACTTACCCAGTTAAAATTCCAAAAAGCTGAAAAAGCTCAAATTAGGAAAATTACCAATTCTATTACTAAAATAAGTGAAGAATTAACTTCATTAGGTAAAGAAGATCTCCTCAATCAAAGAACAATAAAGAAATTTGGTGAAGATAAACTACGAATAGATAAAAATATTCGTGGTTTACAAGCTGTACAAAATAAATTAAGGAAGGATGCCCTAAATCTAGACGAAACACAGGCAGAATTAAACATTGATCTAGCAGAAAGTATACAAGAACAAATTAATAATGCAATTGCATTAAAAGTAGAGTTAGGTCAAGTAAATAAAATAACTGAAAATATTGCTAAAAATAAAGGGGTTTCTTTATTTGGTGGAATAGGAGATGTTTTAGATAAAGTTCCTGTTTTATCAGGATTAGCTCCAATGTTTTCGGATGCATCCAAAGAAGCAGAAAAGGTAGCAGCTGACTTAGAAAAAAGAAAATTTGGGGTAGAAAAATTCCAAATGTTAAGAAAAGAGGGAATGGGTATACAAGATGCTATGGAAGCATCAGGTACCAGCCTAGACGATATTAAAGCATTTAAAAGAGGAGATTTTAAGAAGGCAAAAATTAATTCTGAAGGTATGTCTGCTGCCTCAAACTCCTTTAAAAATAGTCTAAAAAAATCATTAGGACCTATGGCTTTGCTAGCTTTAGGAGCCCAACAACTTGTTAGTGCCATTATAAAAACAGACAAACAAGTAGAGGAAATGGCACAAGGTATGAATATGACCTACAATGAGGCTGCTGCTACAAGAACAGAACTTACAGATATGGCCTTTGCTAGTGGTAATACTTTAGTTAATAGTAATGATTTAGCCAATTCCCTTACATTTATAAATGCTTCTATGGGTACAGGAGTACAATTAAGTGAAGAAATGCTTGTTCAGTTTACTGAAATGAGAGAAATGGCAGGAATGACTAATGAAGAATTAATAGGTATTGCTAATATTTCCGCGGCAACTGGAAAAGAAGTAAATGATATTACTGGAGAATTTATGGCACAGGCTAAAATTTCTAGTTTGCAACAAGGAGTTTTAGTAAATGAAAAAGAATTATTAAAAGAAATTAATAATGTTTCAGCCGCAACTACATTATCATTTGGTAAAAATCCAAAACTTATAGGAGAAGCAGTTGCTACAGCTAAGGCTTTAGGTATGGAATTATCTAAAGTAGAGGGTATAGCTGATAGTATGTTAGATTTTGAATCATCTATTACAGCTGAATTAGAAGCGGAATTATTATTAAATAAAGATATTAGTTTAGAAAGAGCTAGACAGGCAGCGTTAAATAATGATTTAGCTACTGTAGCAAAAGAAATATCAGAACAAATAGGCTCTTCAGCCGAATTTTCTGAAATGAATAGAATCCAACAGGAAGCTTTAGCTCAATCTGTTGGTATGAATAGGGATAGTTTAGCAGAAACTTTATTTGTACAAGAACAATTAGCAGGACTTACAGGTGAACAAGCGGATGAAGAACGGGCTATACTACAAAACAGAATTGCTGCAGTAGGTTTAGAACAGGCCCAAAAAGAATTAGCTCAAGAAGGTATAGAAGGTTTAAGACAACAAGTAGGATTAGCTACTAGATTTGAAAAAGTAATGGAAAAAATTCAAGAAATTTTTGTTATGCTAGCTGAACCGCTTTTAATGATAACAGATTTATTATCTCCTATTTTAAATGTAGTAGGTCTTGTTATGAAATATGCAAAACAAATTGGTGAATCATTTAGTGGTATAGGAGGTGTTGTACTAGCAATGATACCTATTTTAATGAAAGCATCTTTAATAGCCAGATCTTTTGCATTATTAGGGTTTAAAGGAGCTGTAGCAGCCATATTTAGATCATTTGCATCTATTCCTTTTGGTTTAGGTATACCTTTAGCAATTGCTGGTGTTGCAGGATTATCCGCTTTAATGAAAAAAGGTGTACAAGCAGTAGGTGATTTAAAAATAGACCCTAATGGAGGACCTATTGTTTCTACTCCAAATATGAGAGGAATATTCCAGGGAAAAAAAGCTGATGCTTTTAGAATGGGTGACCCACAGGCATTAGATACTCCTTCAGTTATACAGCAAGATAACAGTAAGGTAGAAAGTTTACTGGGTCAAATGATTACAGTACAAAAAGCAACACTTAAGAAAACACCTGAAGTTGCTCCTTTAGGTTTATACGAAGTACAATAATATAATATTTATAATAAAACTAATAATTATGAGTTTACTAGATAAATTAATTAACGGACAAGCAAGTAATCAAAGTTTAAATGGTGAAACACCTAATAGACCTGATTTCCAA